ACTCCCATTCCGCGATGTTCTTCTCCATATCATCGATGAGGAAGTTGGGAGTGCCATCTGGCTGTCGCGCAAAGTTCCGCTTTTCCGCACGTAAGACCACATAGACCTGCTGCGACGGATGATACCCGAACTTCGGGAGCATCCGTTTCGCCCAGATAGTCTTACCGGTTGCAGCACTTGGCCACGAATCGGGGCGTGCTGTGAGTAGGGAAGGATGATACTTGCTAATAGCGCGCCACAGTTCTTGGCCGTGCGGCGCGAAGTCGAGGTCCGCCCAGAACGTTGGCCATTCCCGCGAAAGGCGTTTCCACTCTTCGCGGGGAATGTCCTTCCATCCCTTGCCGAACTTGACGGTAAAGAAGTCTGCGAATGCGCCTTCGAAGTCAGCAAGGACCCCGTCCATGTCGCAGTAAACCACGGGAGTCATTACTTCCCCCTTGGCTTCGGCTTCTTGGACTCTTCTTTCTTGACTTCCTTTGAACCCTTCTTCTCCGGTGGCGTGCCCGCTTTGTCGTTGCCCTGAATCGGCGTGCGTCCCGTTCCGGTGCCCGTAACGTCGTGCTGCTTCTCCGGCTCGCCCTTCTTCTTCCGCACTTCCTTTTCGGGAGTGGGTTGTCCGACGATACCAGGTCCACCAGGCTCGCCCGCGGTGCTTCCACCGTCCGCAGGAGAAGTCGTCTTCGCGTTAGAGTTGGCCGTATACTGGCCGAATGTGAGGAGTTCGGGATAGAAGTTCACCTGGTCATCTTCAGCGTTGAACTTATCTTCGAGCGCCGCGGCCACTTCATCGTCCGCTTGTGCGCGGAGCTTCTTCACATGCAGACGTTCCGCATCCTCTATCGCTTGCTGCTGCTTGCGCGCCTGTGCTTCGGCGGCTTCCCGCTCCTGCTGCGCTTGCTGCATCTGCGCGAGAGCGTCGGCGCCCTGCTGCATCCCATCTTCGTTATCTAACTCGGCGGTCTTGTCCGTTTCGGCGTCGACCCCCTCATCAGCTTTCTTGATAGGCTGAACGGGTTTTTTGCCAAAGGGAGGCTTGGAGCCGCCTCCCCCTGGTTTGGCGCCGAAGGGCTTTTTCTTAGGAGGCGGAAACGCCTCCCCAAGAAAGGTGATGAATCGCTGCATTACGAACCCCCGTTATACAGTAACGGTGAAGGTGTTGGCCACGATGAGCTGGTTCGCAACCGTGCCGCCAATCGCGTTCTTGATTCCCGCCCAGTTCTGGACGTTGGATGACGCATTGATGGTGTAGACGGCTGCGTTCACAATCGCGGAGAAGTTGGTCGACGGGCTGGAGAACACAAGGTTCCCAAGCGCGAGGTCGCTTCCCGTTGCTGTGTAGGTCAGCGTCAAGTTGCCCACAGGCGCGGTGTTGCCGTTCCCGATGGCTGTGAGCGATGGTGTCGTGGTGAGCACCACAGCTTGGTTGAACTTGACTGCGAACTTGACAAACTGCGCTGTCGTGTTCGTTGCTGTGCCCACGGGAATCGTCACAGTCTGCACCGGCTTCTCCTGATAGATGGGCACGGCCGCGCTGATAGCTGCCGGGACGCCGTTTGCAACGGTGTTCCCCGTGAGGTCTACGATAGTTTCCCAACCCGTCACGGTCGATGAACTGTTCGCTACGAGGTTCTGTCCCACGTAGCCCGCGCTTGCCAGCGCAAAGTTCAGGTTGGCGAACGCCACCTTCCCTGTCGTGTTCGCTGCGCTCAACGCTGCGTTGTAAGACAGCGTAATGTTCGCAACAGAAGCGTTTGAGGAAATCAGCGAGAGTGTCGGTGTGCCCGAAATGGCCACCGGTTCGTTGAACGGCACAATCACCGTGAGTGACTGTGCTGTGGTGTTCACAAGCTTTCCGCTGCCATCCCCTGCGGTCCCTGCAATCGTTCCAAAGAACAACGTCGCGACGTTCGCCACGCCGAGCTTCGTTGCTAGGCCACGAATCGCTACGAGAACTTCGTCACCCCACGGAAACTTCTTCGTCCATCCACTCTCTGTGGCGAACGTATTTGCAGACTGGTCGATGTTCTGGACCGTGCGTGCTGGACGCAATACCTGCGGCCACATCGGCTTCTGCTCACCCGTTGTATCTGCGCCCCAAAATCCCTTCGACATGTTATGCTCCTTAGTTACCGAGTAATCGCGCTCGGCTTGTCGCCCGATTTGATCTTGTTCATGTCTTCACGGGACTTCTTTGCAAGTTCCCGCTGCTTTGCTTGTAGAAGCTCCTGCGCTTGACGCTGTTTCGTCAACACCATCTGTTGCTTCTGCTGGTCCTTCAACCGGTCCACTTCGGACGGCGTTTTCACTTGCGCCGTCTTTGTCTCAGCTTCCCGTAGCATCTCTTTCAACGCCGCGTATAACTGCTCTACGGAGATTGCCTCAAGCACGACCACATCCCGCGCTAGTCCCTGTTGAATCAACCCGCTCGTCATCGCCGACTTGATCCACGCTTCGTTCATCGGCCCTGTGGTCCGCCCACGTAGGTAGATAGTCGGGGCGTAACCCGCTCTCTCCGCAAGTCCATGAATGTGTTTGATATCCACATACGACCGCGTCGAGACATCCACGATGAACGGGTCACGCATTTCCATGATGTTCCGCGTGAGCGCCGACTGTCGGAGAACATCATCGGCGTGCAATTGGTCACACGGGACCTGCAAGCTGATACTCTCTACAACGGCCGGAGCTATTCCATACAACAGGAATGCTTTGGGGTGAACGATGGCTTCTGATAGGTCCATATGCTTCCGTAAGCTGTTATAAAGCTGCTTCACCAACGCCTGATTCCGTGTGCCCACGCCTGCGGCAAACTTCTTGAAGTCGCCTTTGGCGGCATGCCCGCGCATCGCAGTTCCAGAGATGCCCGCGGTGCGCTCACCGGAATCCAGCACTTCTATCTTCTCAATCTTCCGCGTTGCCGGAAAGTTCTTTGCGCCCTTCATAAACGACTTCGCCATCGTCTTGAAGTCCGCGATACGCTCTCCCGCCGCACACATGTAAATATGTGTGTATCCTGCGGTACCCAACGCTTCCCACGCGGTCCACGGGTTCGTCACCTTCGAATTCCCGTTGAACGTGATCGTCGGGAACATGGACTTGAGAAACTGCACCTTTTCGCGGAACGGAAGCGGGTTCTTCTTCGCGTCCTGAGACACCGAAGGGAACACCAAAGCGTCCGCATCATACTTGTCCGCGACGGAGTTTACATAGTCAAATAGCTCGCCGTGTCCACTGGTCGGCGGCTGAAAACGTCCAAACGTAATGACAATCGCTTTCTTTGCCGCCATACGACACCTAGACTCCCCTGCTATTTAGATGAACTGGCATCCCTACTTCCATGTTTTGGGCACGGTGAAGTTCAAACGGGAGAACTCCAACCGGTCGACAAGCTTGACTGTCTTGCCATTTCGTGCGACTGCGACGTATCCTTCGGGACCGGTAACACGATAACCATCCCCGTCGCGCACAAAGGTTGCCATGTTCTGGACAGTCGCCATCTTATCGATGACGATTTCCTTGGCATTCGCTATCGCTTGATGCAGGCCAAAGAGCGCGATGAATCCCTTTTTGTTCTTGTAGACAGCATCCATCATCGGCTGATACTTCGCCCGCGCAGACGCCTTTCCGCCCTCGCTTTTCTTGGAGTCGATCTCACTCTCCACCTTATCTTCTAGGAAAGATAGGAAGTCGGCGGCGGCTTGTGCAGGAGAAGCTTGCACGTTCTGGCGCACCTGAGCATTGATGAACTGTGCTAGGAGTGCGTGGAGGGGGTCCACTTGCACTAGACTGTAAAGCTGTGCCGGCACGCCACGGGACGCGGCCGAGGCGGCTTCCCACGCGAACGCGAAGTCGGCACGTTCCTGCGACGTAAAGGTTGCAGTTCCCGACACATCAGGATACGTGTTATCGTAGACCATGACGCTGCTACTGCGCTTCAGGCTCGCAAACACGCTCGCGGAAATCGGCGCCGTCTGGAGGTTCGCGACACTCCCGCGCCCCGAATACATCGTGTGGATAGCGATGCCGAAGTTGGCCGACGCTACGCGGGCGCCCATATCGCTGTCGATTTCTACAGCATACATCAGCGTGTTCGGCTGGAACGTATAGTAGGTCTTTCCGTCGAGCGTCTGGGTGCTCACCGTCCCTGGTGCGAACAGCACATCCCCCTGTAGCACTTGCTTGGGCGCAAGGTCAGGAAGCTCGTCAAGGGCGGCATGGAGAACAGCCGACACGCCTGACTGATACATGGCGTCGATGTCAGCATGTGTCTTGGCGAGCTTCGGAGTCTTCGCAAACGCACTCTTGGTCGCAACGAAAAAGCGTCCGTCGGCGGGGTCGGGACCAAAGACAAGGGACGGCGCGCCGTCGATCTTCGTGTGGATGTTGAGCGCCTTGGATACGCTCCCGCCGTCAAGCATCTTGCCGAAGTCCCGCAGGACGGCCAGCGCGAACTTCACACCCGTCGGTCCCTCATCGATAACGACATCTTCCAGGTGCGTCAGGTGCGTCGTCTTGCTATCTGATGTTCCTTCCGTCAGGAACTCGTTGAATCTCAGCATTAGGTCAGCCTCGGCAATTCCAGTTTCGCATAGAAGTCTTTGGACTTCTGCATGATGTCCCACCATGCGTGACACTTGCGCTTGAACGCAGGCACCGCAGGATGCGACGGGTCAAACACCGCCAGATAGGTGTTATACGTGGGGACCACCGCGCCGGCGAGGCCCCAGTTCTCCATCCACTTCTGCGCGTCGTGAAAGGAATACGCGCTATACCACAACATCATTTCCAGCGCCGCGTCGTGTGCATACGCTTCCAATTCGTCGTAGTTTCCGTAGTAAGCTTGCTGTTCCTTTTCCTTCCGCGCCGTCGCTGCGACACGATACGTGCGAGCTTCCGCGTCAGGCGGGCGGGAGGCTTCCTGATACCGATGGACCAGTTCATGCCCGATACGCTGCCAATAATAGAAGCGCCGACGGTCCCATTTGAGGGGTGTCAGCGTCACACGGCGCGTCTTTGGATGTGTGTGCCAGATGACGCGGATATCGGCATAACTTCCGTCCTCTGGCAAGTCGTCTTTCGGCAACCACAGCCCCGACGCGACAACGCTCCCAACCGGCATCGCGTTGTCGAGTTGGAGTTCGTTGAACACCTTGAAAGGTTCGGTCACCGTATTCAGCCGGCGAATGAACGGTCGGAGATTAAGCTTCTGCTGATGATACTTCTTCGGCATCCTTGCAGGCAGAACTTCGCCCACGGCGTGCCTCATCGCATCCATGTCCGCTGTTACCCGTCTGTGGAGCGCATCAATACGCAATAGGACCCCGTGAGGTAATTAGTCGTCTAGGGGAGTGTCTGGTTTCCCGAATCCTGAGAGTGGGCGCGAGCGGCGCTTGTTAACTGATGGCAACGCAGCGGTTCCGCTGGTACCGGCATTCCCCGGTCCCGACATCGCACTCATCGCTGCGGCAATCTGTTGCGGAGACAGGTCGTAGAGCTTCATCCGGTCGGTGTCAATCCCGATGAGCAAGTGCTGATAGGAGTTCTTCTTGGCATACCGATTCTTCATCGGCTGCACAGAAATCTGTCCCAGTCGTTCTAGCTCTTCGGTCGTGACCAAAGCGAACATGAAATCGGCCGTCTGTGGAATCGCCCATGACTCCCCGACGTTCTCCAAGCCCGGGTCGCTTGATGCGAATCCCGTGCGGTTGAACTGGGCCGCCGAAAACACCGGCACATCATACTCGACCGCAAGCGCACGGAGTTCTTCCGCGACCACCTTATAGAACGTGTAGGAGTTGACGTTGCTCCCCATCTTGATTCGGGCGCTCCCGCAGATGGAGATGTAGTCCACAAAGATAATGTCGGGCGTGAAGTTCTGCTTCAGCTTCAACTCTTGCAGGAGTGCGCGGAAGTGTCCGACATGCGCGGTCCCTGTCGGATACTCTTTCACGATGAGCCGCGCTGTGGATGTCTGCCGCAAATGGTGAATCTTCCGAATGTAATCTGACCGCGGGAGTGCGTTCACATCGTCAATCGGGATGTTCATCATGTTGGCATCGATACGTTCCGCGATGCGCTCCTCTGCCATGTCCAACGTGATATACAGCACGTTCTTATTCTGGCGCATACACGCGGCCGCCATGTGCACCAGAAACAGGGACTTGCCCACGTTGGTGCCGGCCATCACGATGTTGAGCGTTTTCTTTGACACGCCACCGCGGGTGATGTCGTTGAACGTCTGCAAGTCAAACGCAATCTTCGACTCCTGCTTGTGGTAGAACTCATAGCGGGCGTCAGCGTCGTTCAACAAGTCGTGTCCGACATGCTGGTCGAAGCTCACGGCCAGCGCCTGCTTCATAATCTCAGGAATGACATGCCGAGTGACTTTGGGGTCGTCCATGACCTTAATGCACTCCTGCAAGCCGCAGTAGACAGCGCGGTCCTGGCAGAACTCTTCGGCCTGTTCAAGCAGCCA